GGCGAGGCGTACACCCGGACCTGCTGGACGAAGAGACAGCAGTTGCCGAAGCACCGTCTGAGCCCGCGCCCGCGCGCACACGCTCCACCCGTCGCGCTGCGACGCCTGCACCCGCTGAACCCCCGAGCGACTCCTCCGCGACCGCTGAGGTCACCGAGGCGCCGCCCACGGCGGAACGCGAGTCGACGGCCGAGCAGACGGCAACACCACCCGAGTGGCTCGAGCAGGTTCGGCAGACAACCGACCCCAAGGAGATGCTGCAGCTACTCACCAGGAACCTCCCCAAGGAGGACCTGGCGTCTGATCGCACGCTCGCCGGGATTCTCGGCGACCTGAGCGATAAACGCGCCAGGCAACTCATCGAGCAACAGCAGCGCGAAGCCGCGGAGCGCGCCAAGCGAGACGCCGCCCAGAAGGGTGACCTCTATGCGCTTGGCGAGCTGGCGGCACCCGAAGTCCTGCAACGCGCTCAGCAAGAAGCGGCTCGATCTGCGAGTAGCCCATTCCTTGATGGCGTGCGCGCTTTCCAGGAGACGCTGCCGGCCGAAGTGCAGGCAGATGTGGCTGGTCGGGATTGGCCGGGCACGCCCGCCGAGGGTGTACGTGCCTATCTGCAGGCAATTGTCGAATCCGCCAAGAACCACGAATTCGATAGAGAACTCAAGCGACGCGAACCCGCGCTGAGAAAAGCGTGGCTGAGCGAAGCAAACGGGAACGGACCGACTCCCGAACTAGACGGTGGACCAGCACTGGGCGTCCGCGAGATCACTGACGAACAGCTTGCCAACCTCCCGTTCGGTGAAGAAGACGCGTACCTGGATAAGAACGGGCAACCACTGCCCGGCGTTCATGTGCGCTTGACGAGAGGCATCCCCCTCCGACAGCGCTGATCTCCCCTGGCCGTAGTGGCCAGTGGGCGCTGAAAGGAATACGCCAATGGCCGTCGGAGCGACGGAGTTTGTCGACCAAACTATTGCGAATGGTGTCTTCTCGCCCGACATCTGGTCCCGCCAGGTGCTGCGCGCGACCGAGGCGAATCTCGTCATTGCCAAGAGCGTCAATCGCGGCTTCGAAGACGACGCGACCGTAGGCAAGACCGTCAAGGTCGCCAGCATCGGCAATCTTGCGGCACGGGCCAAAACCGAGAACGCCGTCATCACCTACGAAACCGTGGCCGAGACCGCGACCACGATCACGCTCAACATCTGGAGTTACGCCGCGGTCGGCATCGAAGACATCGTCAAGGTGCAGTCGATCGTCGACACCCAGAACGAGTACCAGCGCAAGCTCGGCTACGCGGTTGCCAAAGACATCGACTCGAAGCTGGCCGCCGACTTCGCCGGGTTCTCGCAGATCGTGGGCACGCTCGGCACCGCGGCCACCGATGCCAACGTCCTGGCAGCCGTCAAACTGCTCGATGACGCCGATGTGCCGCAGGACGACCGCTTCTTCATCATGAGCCCGGCCGAGAAGGTGTCCAAGCTGGCGCTCGATCGCTGGAGCAACGCGCTCTATATCGGGACCAGTGCCTACCCGACCAGGTCGGGCATGCTCGGCGACATGTACGGGCTCAATCTGGCCGTCACCACCAACTTGGTCAAGCCCGCCGGTGGACAGGCCAACAACGCCATCTTCCATCGCGACGCGCTCGCGCTGGTGGTGCAGCGAACGCCGAAGACGCACATCTTCTACGATATAGACACTTTTACGTGGAAATTGGCCGTGGAAGTGATTTATGGTCATCAGGAGATGAGGGATTTATTCGGTGTGCTTGTAAACGGGGCCGCGTAGGTAAATTCCAGCAAGTTAGACGATATGCTTCCAAGATCTGCCACTGCGAATTGCATCGATGGCGTGTGGGGTGACGCCGAATCGTTCCGCCGCCATGCGACGAGGCAAGCTACGGCCTTCGGGACTACGCAGGAACCGCACGTCGGCCTCAGTCAAGGGGGTTCGGAGCCCGCGTGGGATCAGTCCGGTTGCCCATGCGCGAAGTTGATTGCGAGATGGGCTGACCCACTCCAAGTTGGAGATGTGGTTGTTGGTCCGCACGCCGTCGAGGTGGTCGACCTCGTGGGCGGGCGTCGGCGGCAGACCGAGGAAGGCCGCGGCCACCAGCCGATGTACGTAGCGTTGCCGTTTTTGAGCATTGATGGACAGGATGACGAACGGATAGCCGGCGCCGCCCAATCCGTGCTTCAGAATCCGCCCGGTGTACGTGCGTTGACCGTCTCCGATGTCACGGCGGACCCGTCCCCAGGACGAGACGGAGTAGTAACCAGCCGTGTCTACGACCGGGCGCCACTCTTCGATATCGTCAACAGGCATCGTCACGGACCAATCCTCCGAGGCGGTGTAGGCGGGCCCGTTGCTGTTAGCGCAGCTCGGGCTCGCTGCATTGTAAGACGTGGAGGTTAGATGCCAGAAACAATTACAGGTAGTTCATTTCTCGACAAACTACTTGAACAGACGCCACCAGCGGCGTCTCAACCAAGACGAGGACAAAACTATAATTACCCTCAGAGGCTTTTCTTGAAGCCTGACGGCACGGTCGTCTCGTTACAGGGTGACCCTCAAAACCGGGCATATTATTCCGACAAAGGGTTTCGCATGCTCAGCGAGGCGCCTGGGCGCGAGGGCACTAGCGAGGTGCGCCAGTACCTGGATGTCGAGTACCCCAGGATTCTCAAAGAGCAGCGCGAGAAACAGGCACTCATCACCGCCATCAGGCGCGCGGGCGAGCGCTACCGCGACCTGCACCTCGAGGACACCTTCGACGATTACACCGTGGACGAGATTCGCGACTACCTCGCGGATATCAAGGAACGGACGGGCCACGACATTCGCGTCATCCTGCCCAAGCGCGCTCAGGCGCGTGAGGACGCTCGTGATGCGTCATTGCTGACGGGCGTGGAGACCAGCGAGACCCAATCGATCGAAGGGTTGCAGGCCAAGCTCGAGCAGGGTCAGGGCTATGACCCGATCGAGCAGGCACGTCGCGGTCGCGGCCGGCCACCAGGAGGTGGATAAAACACATGAGTGAGTACGAGTTTCCGAAAGCGGCGGCATCACCCAAGGAGGTCCTCGAGCTCAAGCCCAACTCGTACGAGGACGCGACCACTGGGCCAGATGAGCAGGTCTCACCGACCGCGTACGTGACCTGGACGAAGCCTGACGGCTCGAGTTTTATTGCTCCACTCAGCAACTCCGAGACGTACGAGCGCAAGGGGTACAAGCAGGGCGCCGAGCAGGACATCCCTGACCTGGTCGCGTATAACGCCGAGCAAGCAGCAAAGGCGCCGGCGAAGGCGGAAGCGAAGGCTGAACCCGCTAAAGCGAAGGCGAGCTGATGCCGGTCGACGGCACCACCATCGAGTCGCAGATCGGCGCCGCGGGCGGGCTGTGTCAGGTCACGTGAGCCCATGAGCGACGGTTCCGGATGCGCTTCACGGTGCTGAGAGCGATGTCGAAATGGTCGGCCAAACGAGCGATGCTCAAGCCATGGTCGCGACGACGTATGAAACGGATGTCGTCCGCGGTCAACTTCGCGTGGCCGTTCGCTTCGCCATGCCGAACCGGCGGCGGGATGCCATGACGAGGGGGTGGTGGGACGAGCCCCAAAGCGTAAGCATGGGTCATGTTGCCGTGATGGGTCGTCCATTCCAGATTCGCGACATGGTTGTTGGTCTTGATGGCATCGCGATGATTGACCTCATGTCGGGGGGTAGGGCGCGTGCTGACAAAGGCTTCAGCAACCAGGACATGAACGAAGACCTTGACTCGACGGCCGTCAATCCAGAAACGGACGTAGAAGTAACCAGGGCGAGCCCAGCTCGGTTTCAAGATGCGGCCGGCGTGGGTCTTGTTTCCCGCGGTTGCACGCCGCACTCGACCAAGGCTGGAAACCTCGTAGCGCTTATCGCGTTCAACAACGCGCCATTCTTCGATATCGTCAACAGGCATCGTCACGGACCAAACCTCCGAGGCGGTGTAGGCGGGCCTGCTGCTGCTGATACAGCGCGGGCTCGCTGCATTGTAGGGAGGTGGAACTGATGCCCGTTGATGGCTCAACCATTGAGAGCCAAATTGGAAGTGCTGCCGGACTCTGGACACATACGCCGGTCGACTGGCGTGGCAACGAGACGGGCACACCGGCGGCGCCAGCAGGCTGGCCTGCGAACGCGTCGGCTGCCGAACCGCCCGCGGGCTCGACTGAAGGCGCGAGTGCGGCATCGCCGACCATCACGGCGATCTCGGTATCGGCCATCCTGGCGACGACAGCCACGGTCAACTGGACGGTGCAGCCGTCGTCGAGCAGCGTCGTCCAGTACGGCACTACTGCCGCGTACGGGTCGACCAGCACGGCCAACGTGGGCGCCGGCGCGCAGACCAAGGGGCTGACGGGTCTGACCACGGCCACGGTCTACAACTACCGCATCGCCGCGACGATCGTGGCGACAGGTGCGGTGACCTACTCGGCGAATCGAACCTTTACCACTGCCTAGGAGAAGCGATCATGCGCGAGCAACCCGATCCCGAGCCCACTCCGCCAGAGCCCGTACCGGGCGATCCGCCCGAGCCCGACGACGACGACCAGCCGGAAGCGCCGCCGCATGGCTAGCGACGAGCGCACGCCCGATGTCATTGACGGCGCTCGTTTCCTGGGACTCTCGCAGAAGGACGGCATGCGCGAGCTGGGACTCACGAGCGACAAGGACTACGC